TCACCAAAGTTTTCAATTTCTCCAGCGTAATCAGTGTTTGTAATATCCTCAACCACTGATGCTCTTCTGAAGAACTTTTGAACCTTCTGACTAAAGATCTGTGGAGTAAAATTACCTTGCGAAAGGTTATTATATCCACTAGCATTTGTAAAAGCCATAATGCTTCTCCTTGTTATTGTTTAGTTAGATTGTTAACGTTGTTCAATCCTACCTTCTAAACGAGCAAGGTCAATATCCTTTTCAAATTTTTCAAACTCATGAGGTTTCAGTTTAGAAATCTCACTTGTTGTCCAAACTTTTTTCTTTGGTGCATCAGAGTCTACAGCTTTTCTAGTTTTAGAAATTGCTTTAGCAGCTTCTTTTTTAACATCCTTCTCTTCTTTCTTAGTTAGTTTACTTTGACCAACATCCATTTTATATAGATCGATAGCCCTAGCAGCTAACTTAGCGTTAGATGTATTCTCATACAACCAACCTTGAATAGTAGGATCTTGTTTTTCAGCCCATTGATGAAACTCGTCTTTCTCACGAATGTCATTAAAATCAGGATGAATTTTTAAAAGTTCTACCTCAGCTTTTTCTTTTTTAATTTGTTCTTGTTGGACCTGTAAGTTTTTAAATTTACTTTCAAGTTCTGCAGATTGAGTAGTAGCTTTGTTCATTGCTATGGTTTCAACCATATCATAAACATCAGGGTACTCTTTTCTCCATGCCTCTAATTCTTCTTTTGATTTAGGGGCTACAAATTGTTGTGTGCTTGACTCTAATTGTGTACGCAAAGAATGAAGTTCTTCCTTGTGTTTATTAATAGTAGAATCATAGTGCTTTTTCAAATCGTCATAACGTTTCTTAAAAGCACGATCTTCAGCTTTCACAGGGCGTTCAGCGATAGGAGTAGCCTCTTGATCTGATTTTTCTGCAGTCTCTTCAGATGTATCGGTGTCCTTCTGTTCGGTTGCTGTTTCTGCTTTATCTCTTTGTTCCCTTTGAAACTTAGTTAATTCACCTTTAGCAAATGCTTCGGTCTCCGCATCATCTTCACCCCTATCTTTTTTATAAGGGTTAGCTGTTGGCATTTTAATTTTAGTTTCTTCAGAAACTTTTTCTTTTTCTTGTTCCATTATTTTTACCTATTGGGTTGAGTGCCTTATGGATAAGGGTAGCTCTAAACTGTTTTATTAGTTTGTGGGCTAGTCATTATACCTTGACTAGGTGGCACGTTGTTATCATCTCTTCGAATCATTTTTTGAAAATTTTCTAATGATCCAAATCTATCAACAACAATACTTTTTGGGATACTTACTGTGTTCTCACTTAATCCAAACTCAGGAAAAATATCCTGTCCAAATATTCTGTTGAATACATTTTTAAGAGATGGTGTTAAATGAATATTTAAAATTCGTTTATCATCATCTCTCAAATTCTCTAAATTAATCTGTGGTAGTCTCTCTTCTGGTAGATTTTTCTGTACTACTTTAGGTTCTGGTTTTTTAACAGATTGCATTCTCAAAGGTTTTATAGGTTCAGGTTTCCTATTCATTAAACCAGTTGTGGTAAATGCTGTCTGTTGTGTTATTGGTTGTCCTCTATAATCTACTGCCATTAAAAACTCCCCATTTCAGCTGCTGTTCCACTACCACTAAATCCTGGTCCAGCATCTCTTTGTTCTTGACCACCACCATTATCTCTTGATCTACCTATAGCCTCATATGTTTGTGCTATTGCTTTTGCACCTGCATTTATATCAGATGGTTTATCATCTCCCTGATAATCACTACCATACATATATGCGTTATCTATCTTAACACCACCTGAACTTGTTAATCTATCATCTCTAGCTGCTTGTGCCTTTCTACTATCATCATACATACCAAAACCAGTGCTATAATAATAATCATCAGCTGGATCATAATAAGGATCTACATATTGAGAACCAGCATGAGTTAATGCTTTATGTATTGTTCCTACGACAGGCACTTGACCTATAATTGCAGATTTGATAGGATTTAATTTTGAATCTACGTAAGTATTTACAGCAGCCATTTTAATTTTTTCTTTAAATGTTGAGCCACCTATAATGTTATTATCATCATCTCTAGCTGCTGCAGCTTCAAAACTCTGTTTTAAAAATTTATCTTGTTCACTTTGTTGTTTTGGTGAATCATCACTGTTATTCTCATTTTGATAAATATATTTCTGTAAACTCTGATACACTGTTTCATTATTTATATTATCAAAATCAAAATCAGTCTGCACAGTTCTAACTGGTTTATACTCTCCTATATTAAATGATGTTTTAATAACTGGTTTAGATCCCTCGATAGTATTTTTTACTAATGAAGGATTACCTTTATCATCATATGATATAGAATATTGTATTGCCACTAGTCACCTTCTTTACTGCGTTTGTTTGCTGTTGGGAGACTTAATATTTGGCGAAGCAAAACCAGCTTCCCCTGGCATCGGAATATTGCCGACTCCGATGTTGCCACCTCCATTTCCTGTT